CCTCAGTACCAACGGCGCAAGCGGTCAAGCATCTGCCGTTATCCATCCTTATCAAGCCTATGCGCTTAAAGCCAACATGACCAACACCTTTGTCAATCCGAATGGTGGCGACCTTCAAAACGAAGCTATGCGCTCTGGCTATGTCGGTCAATTAGCTGGCATCAACGTCTATGAATCTTCCAACATTGCTATTGATGGTTCAGACGATGCGATTGGCGCAGTGTTTGTACCTTCTGCGTTAGGTCTAGCCGTATGTTGGGACGTAAAGATCGAGCCGCAGCGTGACGCATCCATCCGTGGATTTGAGTTGAACGCCACAGCCTGTTATGGCGTTGGTGAGTTAGTTGACTTGAATGGCGTTAAGTTAACCGCAGATGCAGCGTTGTAGGGAGTAGCTTATGGCTATGAGTGCCGATAAAGATTTGTCGGCTATCTTACCTGATATTTTAACTCTTGGAATCCCCTCATTTGCAGGGGAGCATGCAAAAGTTAAGACCGATATTTTACGAAAATTGCGTAAAGATTGGTGGCCTAAAAAGGGCTTATCAGGTGAGCTAAATCCCAGCCTTTTAACTGATTCACAGTTTACCAAAGCCGCTGCTTATTTAGTGTTATGGAAATACGCCATACCTATGCTGGCAACTTGGGATGAGGGTGATCGTTTTTATAAAATGATTTCGTTCTACAAACTGCGATATGAGGAAGAGTGGGACGATGTGTTAATAGATGGGATTTCCTACGATGCAGACAATGATGGTGTTGTGACTGCCGATGAAAGAGAACCCATCCATTTTGGAAGGCTGACACGTTAAATGAATATCAGCGCAACTATCAACACAGCTAAAGTTATGGCGGCTTTAAAAAAGGCCCAACCATCACCACAGCAAACTAAACGCGCTCTAGGTCGAGCAGCGTCAGAGCATATTTTAAATATGTTAAAACGTGTTGATAGTGGTGTTGGTTTAAAAGGCGTATTCAAACCATATCATCCTAAATATGCAATGTTTAGATCAAAAAAAGGCCGAAGTGCTAGCAAAGTAAATTTACAGTTTACGGGAAGAATGTTGGCTAATGTATCGCTGACTTCAATCAGCCCGTCTAAAGCAGTTATTGGCTTTTCTAGCGAAACAGAAAGAAGAAAAGCAATTGCAAATCAAAAGAGGCGGCCTTGGTTTGGAGTGAATAAAAGTGAGCAGAATTTAATTACATCAAGATTTATATTTGAGATTTTCAAATGAGCGTCAGAGAAAGCATTGCCGCAAATATTGTCGAAGTTCTGGGGGCAATGGATGATCCGCTTTTAAGGAAAATAACGCGCCAGCCATTTGATTACGAGCGTCTTTCTAATGCTCAATTTCCAGCGGTGTTTGTGCAAGGTGCAGAAGAAACGAGGGGAGATATAACCCTAATCGGTATTCGTGAATCAAGCATTAATTACCAAATAATTGGCTTTGTGAAAGGGCCAGACATTGATACTTACAGAAACGAATTAATCGAAGGTATTGAGAACGCTTTGGAAGTTGATAGAACTAGAGGCGGTCATGCTAAAGATACTCAAATACTGAACGTAGATACCGATCAAGGCGCGACTGATCCGATAGGCGGTATTACCTTGACTGTCCAAGTTCGTTATCAATACATGAGAGGTTCTAGCTGATGAAAATGTATAGAGATAAATCATCCGTGATTGTTCACCCTTCACAGATTGAGAATATGAAAGTTCGTGGCTGGAGCGATAAAGCACCAACCGCAAAACCAAAGAAAGTAACTAAACAGGAGGCCGATTAATGGCTACGCATAATAGTTCAGAAGGCATTATCAAAATCGGTTCCGACACTCTTGGAGAGTTGCGGTCATACAGTTTAAGCCAGACTGCGGCAACCATAGAGACAAGCACGTTAGGTGACGCGGCTAAAACCTATACGGCAGGGCAAACCTCTTTTTCTGGTTCTGCGGAAGCCTATTGGGACGAAACTGATGCGGCTCAAACTGCAATCACTGTGGGTTCATCTTTAACGATCTCTTTCTATGCAGAGGGAGCCACTAGCGGTGATAAGTATTACACAGGAACAGTATTAGTTACTGAGGTTGGTTTAAGTGCCGCCACTGATGGGATCGTTGAGACTTCTTTCAGCTTTACTGGTACAGGAGCACTGGCTTTATCTACTGTGTAATAAAAGTTTAACGGCTAGGTCTTATGACTGAAAGGCGTTTTCCCCGATGCGCTTGCCGTTAATTTAGTCGGGGGACTAATTGGGGAATTATTATGAGTGACATTTTAGAAGCAGCAAAAGTACATTTTTCAGATCGTATGTCAGCAGAGCTTAAATGCGTTGACGTACCAGAATGGTCTACAAAAATATATTTCAAGCCAAGCATGAATTTTAAAGATCAGGGCGCAGTTTTAAAGTTGCATGGTGACAATAAGCCAGCCGAGGCGGTCATTATGACGTTGATCATTAAGGCTATGGATCAGAACGGAGTGAAGTTATTCAAACGCGCTCACATGACTGAAATGATGATGACTGTTGACCCAGAAGTTGTAAGCCGAATAGTCACAGAGATGAGTGACGATGATCAGCCCACTGTGGAGGATGCAGTAAAAAACTAAAGCAGGATCATGATTTGCGTTTCGCCATGCAATTAGCGGAACACCTTCACAAGACGTTGGGGGAAATTATGAACCTAGACACTGATGAAATACTACTTTGGGCAGCTTTTTTGGAGTTAAAGAATGGCAAGTGAAAACGTCAACATCATCATCAAAGCGCACGACAGGACTAAGCGGTCTTTTCGGGCAGTAACGATGGGATTAAATGCCATTAAGAAAGTCGCTTTTTCAATGCAGACTGCTTTGATTGCAGTTGGCGTTGCTGGATTTGGTTATCTTGTTAAAAAATCTTTAGAAACTACAGATGCCCTTGGAAAGTTTGCTGACAAGATCGGCATAGGAACGGCTGAATTAGGCGGTCTAAGACACGCTGCCGAGTTGACAGGTGTTGCTACAACAACCTTGGATATGGGCCTACAGCGCATGGTGAGGCGCGTTTCAGAAGCAGCCAATGGGTCGGGTGAAGCTAAAGACGCTTTAATAGAGTTAGGGCTTAGTGCTAAAGCATTAAATACTCTGGCCCCCGATCAACAATTTAGAGCTATTGCTGATGCAATGGAGGGTGTAGCGGGGCAGGGTAATAAGGTCAGATTGGCTATGAGGTTGTTTGATACCGAAGGCGTGTCATTAGTGAACACTTTAAAAGGCGGCTCTGCGGCTCTAATTGAAATGGAAAAAAAAGCCGAGCGTTTAGGCATTAGTTTAAACCGAGATTTAGTCAAAGGTGTTGAAAGAGCTAATGATGCGCTCAAAGACTTTAGCAGCTTTATTGGTGGCGTATTCACACGAACTATCGCAGAGCTTGCCCCTGCTATTGAGTCTATAACCCAGCAGTTGCAAGCATGGTTTGAGATGAAAGCAGCCAGCAGTGGAGGCGTTGCCCAATTAACAAAAAACATGGCAATCAGCATTGTAAGTGCTGCGCGGTCAATCGTGTCTGCTTTTGCATCAATTACAAACTCAGTCATAGGATTTGGCAATGCTTTAGGTGGTGTTTCAAATATCTATGAGCGAATATTTGGCGACAAACAAACAGTATCAACAATAGAGGCTAGCATTGCTGGCACTGTTCAGCAGTTAGAAATGCTTAAAAATTTAAGCAAAGGCAATGCCCCATTAATAGCTTCACAAGCCCCTTTAATTGCAGAGCTTGAATTATCGCTCTTAATGATGCGTGATTTGATAGAAACGGGCGATACCTTACAAGCAAATAAAGATACACCTCTTGTTGATGTGAGTGGAACATTAAACGCGCTTGATTTAGTCCTATTGAAACTTGCAGAAGTCAAATTAACTAATAATGTCGCGGAAGTATCAACAACCGACACAAGCCTAGTTGATCTCACAGCAATGACAAACGCCCAGATGATCGACCTACAAGATCAATATCAAGCCATTTCAGAAGGTAAGGCTTTTGAGCATCAAAGAAAAATGAACGAAATGACTCGCCTTTATTTAATCAAACAATCTGCAATACAAAAAATAGCCAAAATGAAAGACATTGAGGATTTAAAGGAAGAGGGAAAAGACACATTAAAAGTTTTAAGCGGCAGTTTTAAAGCGGCTTTTGCGCTTAACAAAGCATTTGCGTTGAAAGATGCCATTGTTAGTACCTACCTATCGGTATCAAAAGCCCTCGCTTCTGCACCTTTCCCCATCAATATAGGACTAGGTGCGCTGGCACTGGCTAATGGCATGGCTCAAGTTCAAGCCATACGCTCGACTCAGTTCCGTGAGAAGGGTGGCCCTATGTCGGCTGGTTCGCCTTACATCGTGGGAGAGCGTGGCCCTGAGTTAATTGTGCCAAACCAAGCTGCAAACGTGATACCAAATGACCAACTTGGCGGTGGAAATTTCACCATAAACATCTCTGCAAATGATACGGCTGGATTTGACCAGTTATTAATGAAGCGCAGGGGAACCATTATGGGGTTAATAAATCAGTCATTAAATGAGCGTGGGAGGCCAGCACTCGCATGAGCTATCCAACATCACCAATTTTTAATGAAATATCTATTGAGTCTGAAAGCCCAACCTTATCGTCTACTTCTGTAAACGGGCGTATTCAATCGCGCAAGATAGGTGGGCAGAAATGGACTTTTACGGCTAATTATCCTCCTATGACGCAGGCTGAATTTAAGCCTGTCTGGGCGTATGTAGTATCCAAGCAAGGCTCTCACGGAGTATTTACTATAATTCCTCCTGTAGTGTCCTCTACGGGCGGCACAGGTACGGGTACAGTGACTTGCACAGCTACGGCAATTGGTGCAACAGCAGTAACAATAGCTAGCCTTACTGGAACACTAAAAGCAGGCGATTTTGTAAAATTTGCAAACCACACTAAAGTTTATATGTTAACAGCAGACAGAAATGGTGCGGGAGCGATTGCCATTGAGCCGCCATTAGTTGCTGCAATATCATCTAATGAGCAAATGACATACACCAATGTTCCGTTCACAGTTCGTTTAGCTAACGATTTACAAAAATACAAGTTAGGTGCAGGCCAGCTTTATAGGTTTGAAGTCGATTTCATGGAGGCATTATGAGTCGCGGAATCCATGCTGACGTTATCACTGAGCTTGCCAAAGATTCATTTAATACGGCTCATTTATTGCAGATAGATTTTGCAACCCCGATTTATTTAACTGAGTCGCTTTACTCTATTACGCATGGTGGAAACACTTACGACTCAAGCAGTCATTTTATGAGCCTTTC